AGCAAACTATACAATTGAAGATGATGTAGTATCAGCAAATACATCAGTAGTTTACTTCCCAATCAAGTCAGGTCATCCAAGATCTGAAAAGGATGTAACTTTATTTGAAAAGATTGCACTTGCAGCAACTGCTCAAAAGTACTGGTCAGATAATGGTGTTTCTGTAACGCTTTCATTTGATAAGGAAACAGAGTCAAAGCATGTTGTTCCAGCACTTCACATGTATGAGGGACAATTAAAGGCAGTGTCATTCTTGCCAATGGGTAATACGGTTTATCCACAACAGCCATACACTCAAATTAATGAAGAGCAGTATGAGTCTTATATTGGTAAGTTAAAGCATATTGACTTTGCAGCAATTTATGATGGTGTAGATAACCTTGAGGCACAAGGTGAAGCATACTGCACTACTGATTATTGCGAAATAAAAGTCTCTTAGTATGATAAAATAGACTTACAATGTCTAGTCCATCTAACTTATATGCAGAAAAAGTGTTTGCAGAACACCCAACAGTTTTGTGGGCACTAGATGATAAAGCAGACTATATTTCTTTAATTGATGAAGAAAAAAGATCTGTTTTTAATTGGAAAATTTCTGGAGGAATATCAGAAGAGTTTTTTTCTGCATACGATGAACCTTTTCCTGAAAGTTCTACCACAAGGCTTATAGGAGATGTTCCTAGTGCTGAGTTTGGTGAAGTTATATGTATAAGTGATGATTTAATTAATTTTAACACTTTAAACTCATATATGTCAACATTTTCTATTGGTACATATATAAACTCTACAAGTTCTTATATTGCTGGAATTGAAATTGGATATGAATATAACGATACATTGAGTGGAGAGTTAATTAGAAATTTAAAAAATTATAACACATCCATATATGGAAAGTGGCTGTTTGTTTCAGAAACTTTTGAGTTTCCAGATAAAAATACAACCTTTAGAATTGTTTTAAAAATTAAATATATTGGCGGAGCGCAATCCGAAAGTGATTATCATTTTCTTGTAAATGGAATAACGCTTGGTCAATGGTCCGAAGAATTTAACTCAAGTTCTTTGGGAACAGAAAAAATTTTAATTCCCTCTAGTATAGCAATTGATTCATCTTATGGAATTGAGGCAAAGTCTTATGGTTTGTCACAATTAAATGGTTACTATCTTGTTTCAGATAATGCCCTAATTGCAAAAAATTCTGGAATACCTCTTGTGTATGGATCAACAGCAACAACTATATTAAAAGAAAATGGTGAACTTCCATCACTTATTATTCCTGGAAATGGATTTTTAAATGAAAGTGGTAAATTTAAAGAACAAACATTAGAAATGTGGATTAGGATTAATTCAGATACAAACATTAAAAAAAGAATTTGTGGCCCTATAGGTTCAACTGATGGAATCTACGTAGACGGTCCTTTTATTATACTAAAGATTAATGAATACTATGGCTCTCACTATGTAGGTGAGTGGGTGCGCCCAATGCTTATGCATATTAGACTAACTAATAATTCTGCTAATCTTTTAATTAATGGAGAGCAAGTAATATCTTTAAACTTTATAACCTCTGAGTTATCTTTTCCAAATAAAAAAAATTCTATTGGTGATGATCAAGACTGGATTGGTTTTTATGCACACGAAGACGTATCTCCAATTGAACTAGATTGTGTAGCAATTTATCCATATCAAGTACCTTCTGTTATTGCAAAAAGAAGATTTGTATATGGTCAGGGTGTAGAAGTTCCAGAAAACATTAATGCATCCTATAGTGGAACATCAATGTTTATAGATTATCCTTTTGCAGACTATACCAATAATTACTCATATCCAGATATTGGCAGATGGGGTCAAGCATCCGTAGACAATCTTGTTGCATCAAATAGCGCTTTATCATTGCCAGAATATAAATTGCCAACAATATTTTTTAATAATAAAACCACACAGGATTGGTATTCAGCATGCAAAAATATACAAAATGAATCAAAACTTTTTTTTAAATTAAGACCAAATCCATCTTGGAATTCAACAAGTGGATATTTATCATTTGATAGTCTTGATATAACAAACAATTCAGTTAAATGTTTTTATGGAGTATTTAAGGTTTTTTCAGCACCACTTAACTCACAAATTTTATTTAGGATTGATGATCAAATAACTGGAAATTCATTTGTTATTGAATTACAAAAAACATTAGAAATAGAATATAAAATTATAAAATCTTCTGGAGAAGAGATTATTTATGAGACTGTTGAAATTTCTCTAGGAGAAGAGTTTGTTTCTGGAATAAATATTGATAAATTTGCACTATACTATGGTCAAGATGTTTCTAGTTTTTTTGGAAATCGATCTGGATTAAAATTTTATGTTGCTGGAGATAAAAGTTTATCTAAAACATTTTTGGGAAATATTTACAAAGTTGGACTTTCAACAGAAAGAAATTTTTCTTTTATTTCTGAATGTTTTAATGATTTTGGAACACCAACTAATTTTGAAAACGTATTTAATACATATGGTCCATATATAGATTATGATGCTGGTGAGTATGTGGCTGCTGGTTCATATTTTTGGGATTATATTTTAGATGGCGGAAACACCAGTTCTTATTTAACAAAAAAACTTATCGAGCATGTAGCAAGTTATACTTTATCTCCAAATAATTACTTTGATGTATTTTCTTTAGATATTGATATAGATGGGTATTGGGAAGATCATATTCCGTTATCATATTTTGCACAGTATGTAACTGATGCAAAAAATAAATCATATTACGATTTAGATTTCCTTCAATTTAACATAAATTATCCAGCACCATCAAAATATGTAGAGAACAAGCAGATTGGTTCGTGGACTTATGGCGAACTACAGTCTGAATATCAAAATCCAGTTCAAAGAACTTATGAATCATTAGATAATCATTTGTTTACTGGGTATGTAGACTATAATGATTTAAAAAATAAATCTTTAAAAACTTATAAATATGATACGTCAGGTTCATTAGTAAAATCATATGTAACTTTTCAATATGTTTCAACTGGTGCAAATGCAAAAGATTCCTATTTTACAAATACTGAGGCACCACTAAAAAATGGAATTGTAGAACCAGGAACTTATTTGTTGGGTTATGATGATAATGGAAATCTAATATATGACAATTTTATTAATACAAAATATGAGGTTGTTGATGGAATGCTTTTGTATCCTCCAAGAGGAATAGACTTTAATGATCTTGCAGTTGTTATTCATTTAAACTTTAAAGTTCGTGGAATTATTAATAATCCAGTAATGATAAAAAGTTTACAGTTAGCATCACAAGCCTATAATGACGTAACTCCAAATCCGATTGGAAGTAGATTTGGTGTTTCAATTTATCCATATACTAAAAATGGAATATATTATGATTATAAAAAACCAAATCCATACACCATTTATAAAGGAAGTTCTCCATATCTGTATTTAACTAAAAATTCTGGAATACAAGTAAAAGGAACATATGACCCATTAGTAAATCGCGGTCTTTCTATTCCAGTTAATTCAAATAAATCTCCTAATTATAAAGTTATGGCAATGCAAGCAGCAATAAGATATGATCAAGATTTTTTTCCATATTCCCCTACACAAATATTTGAAGTTGAAAGCAAGAACGATCTTATAAAGTTCTACATGGTTGCAAATCATCCAGATGGGAAAAGAGCAAAAATTTATGCTATAAATGCTAGAACTGGTCAAATTGAAAATGGTGTTGGTTTTTATTGGAATGGAAACGTTGTAAAAGAGCCAAGCATAACAATTCGAGAGTGGGGAATGCTTGGAATATCTTTTTCAACAATAATTGATTTTGATAACTATGTTGGATCAATAAAAATTAATGGACCACTTCTTGTTAATTTAGTTTCTCATTATAAATCTACAAACCTTCAAGAAGTTCAAAATATTACAGAAAGGCCTTGGTTTAAAGTTAAATATCTTGGCCCATCAGAACAAAAATGGGATTACTGGAATTCTGCATATATCTGGAATGGTGTTTTAGTTTTGTCAACAAAGTCATACTATGGTGTAGACCCATCAGATGTTTATAAAAGTTATGTAGGAACTAATAAGATAATTGTTGATGATACAAGGTCTTTTAGGTTAAATTCATACCAGTATGAACTCTATACTGACATTATTTGGCAATTACAAACATCAGATCCAGTGTAATATGGTATACTTGTGGTTATGAACATAGAAAATCCAAATAAAAAACGTAAGGCCTTGCCCAAGATGAAGGGCCAAGTTGGTGAATCTCGTGCAAAAATTATTGAAAAACACTATGATTGGGGTCTATATGTTTATAAAAAGGCTAATGGTAAGTGGTTTACAGATGGGACTGGATCTGTTTTAAATATTCCTTCAATGAAAGGTGATATAACCAAAATCTCCGAATTAAAAAAAGCAGCAAAACATTACGGGGATGAGGGAGATGGAGAATGCATCTTCGTGCCAGGGTTAACTAGAATTTCAGAAGAAGAGTATTCAGAACAAAAACAAAGAATGGCAGAAGGATTAATTCCTTCTATGAATGATCTTGGCGCAGTTCAAGCAGCAAAAGATACTATTGCAAAATATGGAAGTGATGACTAATGTCAGAAGAAAATGAATATATTGTTCGTGCATCTATGGATAACTTTGCACAAGAGTTAGATGTTTTTAAAGAGCAAGACCCATTTAATAAAACCTGGGATGAGTTAAAAACTTTATCTGGATTAGATAATAACTTTAAGCGTCGTGCTGGAAGACTATCGAAAGTAGATGCTTCACAGCAGTACATTGATAGTTCTAGAGCAGAAAGCACAGGACTTGATGGAGCAAGATCAAAAGAAATTAATCCAGGTCTTGTTTATAGAAATGGTTATGGCTTGTTTGATGTAATTACACCACCATGGAATCTTTACGAACTTGCAAGTTACTATGATACTTCGTTTGCAAACCATGCTGCAATTGATGCAAAGGTAGAGAATATTGTTGGGCTTGGTTATGACTTTGAGGTGTCTTCAAGAACAATGCTTAAGTTAGAGTCTTCTTCAGATTCAGAAGCAGTTGGTCGTGCTAGAAAAAGAATTGAAAGAGCAAAAATAGAATTAACAGATTGGCTAGAAAGTTTAAATAGTGAAGATTCTTTTACTACCACAATGGAAAAAGTTTACACAGATGTTCAAGCAACTGGAAATGGGTACATTGAGGTTGGACGTACAGTAAAGGGTGAAATTGGATATATTGGTCATATTCCATCAGTAACGATTAGAGCAAGAAGATTGCGTGATGGATTTGTTCAGGTTATTGCAAACAAAGTTGTTTATTTCCGTAACTTTGGAGCAACAAACCCAAACCCACTTGGAACAGATCCAAGACCAAATGAAATTATTCACTTTAAAGCATACTCTCCAATAAATACTTTTTATGGTGTTCCAGATATTATTTCTGCAGTTACATCTCTTCAAGGAGACATGCTTGCATCACAGTACAACATTGATTACTTTAGTAATAAAGCAGTTCCACGATATGTGGTAACACTTAAAGGTGCAAAACTTTCTGGAGAAGCAGAAGATAAAATGTTTAGATTCTTGCAGACTGGAATGAAGGGGCAAAATCATAGAACTCTTTATATACCACTTCCAGGAGATTCAGATACAAATAAAGTTGAGTTTAAAATGGAACCAATTGAAAATGGTGTTCAAGAAGGCTCATTTGAAAAATATCGCAAACAAAATCGTGATGATATTTTAGTTGCTCACCAAGTGCCACTTTCAAAACTTGGTGGATCAGATTCTTCTGCTACAGCAGCAGCACTTGCTCAAGACAGAACATTTAAAGAACAAGTTGCAAGACCAGCACAAAGAGAACTTGAAAAACCAATTAATAAAATTATTCGTGAAAAAACAGACATTCTTCAATTTAAGTTTAACGAATTAACTCTAACAGATGAGATTGCACAATCACAAATTCTTGAAAGATATGTCAAGAATCAGATTATGCTTCCAAACGAAGCAAGAACTATTTTGCGTATGCCACAGCGTGATGGCGGAGATCAGCCACTAGACCTTACATCACAACAAGTAGCAGATGCAACTACAACAAGAGCAAGAGATAGTCAAAGAACTAATAACCAATCTGATGGATCAGCAACGATTGCTGGAAGAAATCCAAAGGGTGAGGGTAGAAAGTTTGATGAAATTGAGAGCATTGCCGAAATGTCCGAATAGTGATACTTCTGTAAAAAGGGGTATATAATATAATGACCATGACCATATCAAAAGCCCATTGGAATACTGAGGGTGAAAGTCTTCGCCTTTCTCTTCCATTTGCAAAAGTCGATAAAGAAAGACGTATAGTCTCAGGCTTTGCCTCACTTGATAATATCGATAAGCAAGATGATATTGTAACAGCAGAAGCATCAATGGATGCATTTGCTAGATTCCGTGGGAACATTAGAGAAATGCATCAACCATTAGCAGTAGGCAAAATGGTATCTTTTAAAGCAGATAAGTATTTTGATCCAGAATCTAAAAAATTCTATAATGGTGTTTTTGTTTCTGCATATGTTTCAAAGGGTGCACAAGATACTTGGGAAAAAGTTCTTGATGGAACACTTGCTGGTTTTTCAATCGGCGGAAGAATGAATAAGTGGGATGATGGCTATGATGAGAAGTCAGATAAAGCAATTAGAATTATTAAGCAATATGATTTGGTTGAGTTGAGTCTTGTAGATTCCCCAGCAAATCAATTTGCAAAT